CTTCTCCTGTTTTTGCATCGTTATAAATTGCAGACAAAACAATCTGTGTCCAATTGTTTTGCTCATTAAATGTAGTGGAATGAATGTCGTCATGCCTAAAGCGAGTACCAAGACAAATTGCCCTTCCACCTTCAAACATGGTGGGAGCAATCACAGCATTCCAGTTGTCTTGCATCTGCTTTCGAATGTCTGGGTTGCCGATATCTGCAGCAGACTTAATAGCGTCATCAATCATCACAAGATGAGAACGCTTAGAAGTCACTGAACCTTTAAGGCCAGCAGCGCAAAGAGTGAACTGTTCATCTGCAGTGGTATCAATACCAGCAAACTTATGGTCAATAGACCAGTACTCATTGCTGGTAACATTTTTCATCAAACGAACTGTGGGAAATACCTCCTGGTATCTTTTGCTCTCAATGATTCGTTTAATAGTTGCAGACTTAGAACGTGCAATATCAACGGTATAACTAAGGTACAAAATCTGCAGCGGCATCTTTGCTGCAGTATGAATACCAATAGCCCAAGCAGTCAGCAAGCCAAGAACAGTTGACTTAGCTGATCCCCTGGGAGCAAGAAGATCAATATTAGGTCCAGCAATCTTGATTAAACAAGAGCTATCTTCATTGGTGACAAAATGCCGATTCCATTCTCTGTGATGAGCGGCAGGTGGTTTGTCTGCTACGTATTCACAAAAGAAAGCAAAATCGCTACGTGCTCGATCTAATTCATCTTGGTTTTTGAGTGGCTTAAGACTTTGCTTGCGAGCAGCGGCAATAGCATTACGCCTATAAGCAAGATGTTGGTAAGAAGGCACAATTAATATTCATCTATTAAATGAATACTAACCTATTTGGTTTCTTCTTTTTTGCTTTTAAAGTTCTTAGCAGCTTTGGCCGCTTTCAAACCTTTCTTAGCAGACTCTTCTGCTTTCTTGCCTTTCTCTTCTTTTTCGGTATCTTTACCGTTTTCTTTGTCAGCCTTTTTCTTAAAGTATTCAAGAAGCTGAGGGGGCATTTTTCCTTTAGCCATGATTTTAAAAGTAAATTAATCAGCGACCAAAACGATTTCGAGAGGATCGGCCACGGCGTTCAAAAGATCTGTCACGACGGGAATCGCTATAAGATGAACCGGAGGCATCACGCCTGGACCTTCCTGGGCCAAAGTCAGTTCCTCTTCCCGAAGAAGAACGCCTAGACTCATAATCAGAGCGGGCACGGTCTGCAGCGCGGTCTGCACGAGACCTTTGAGCTTCATTACGAGAACGTCTAGATCTCCGTGAAAACTCAGCCTTGCGCCCACCTCGTGAAGACCGGTCGCGTCCACCTCTAGTAGAAGTATCTCCGGTTACTTCTGCGTAAGTACCTCCTCTAGTGGCCGGCTCATTTTCTGCTTTTGCTTCTAGATCTTTTTTAAACTTATCGAGAAAGTCTGGTGCATTAGAGCTGCTTTGCGGTGCAGCTTCTTTTTGCCCTGCATCAGAGCCTATATTATTTTTTGCTTCTTCAACACGATTTAGGAGTTTATCGAAATTACCAATATTATATTGGCTTCCGCTAGAACCCAATTGAGGGAAAGGGGAAACAGAATCCATATACTTTTTAAAACCTTCGAAAGATGGTGCATTATTGCCTTCTCTTTTAAAGTAATCTAACCCTTTACGAAGAGCATCTTTAGAAACAGCAGAATCGAAAACACCTTGTACTTGTTTAAACTTTTCTGCATCAAAATAATCATCCGGCCCACGATTAGTATTTACAATACTTTTTACCTTTTCAAGTTGTTCTGGAGTAAAGTAATCATTAGTTTTAACCTCTGGACCTCGAATGGCGCCAGTGCTAGGCATATTATTTTTCAGCCCTTCAAGACGATTTAATATATCGCCAAAATTACGAATATTATACTGGCTAAACATGTCAATAGCTCAATGCATTAAATATATTTTAATTCAATTTATTCTTCTAATTGCATCTTTGCCCACACGGACATCGTTGCTTCTTCTAATGGAATTTCAATAGGATCATCTTTAAAGATCATCATAAGTTCACGGATAGCACGATCTGCACCGGCCATCAGTAAACCTTTGCGGTCTCGATTATTAGTAAACTCTTCTACCTGTGCGATGGTGCCACGTAGCTCACGTTGCATTTGAGCAATACGTGCAACACCAGCATCACGCTTCACAAGGCCGGTTTCAACGTCGGCTCGAAGCTTAGCAATATCGTCCTGCATGGCGTTAATCTCATACAGGAGTTTTTTACGATGATCAGGCTTGGGATGATTTAATTCAACCCATGCATTGCAATCTGCAATGCTGCCAGCATATCCAAGAAAACGAGCAAACAAATAAGTCTCAATTACTGAGTAATTATCAGAAGCAAAAGAGATAAAAGATTCTTGTGTGGCAGAATCTAAATTATCGATCCAATAATCAAAAAGATCAGAATCGACGTGCCTTCTGGGCCTGGGAGTAATCCCTGGCTTCGTCTCGTTCAGAGAACTCTTGTGACTGTCGGGAAGACTTTCGCTGCTCTTCAGCTCCTTTGCCGATTGTTTGTCGTTCTTGTTCACCAGCATCTTCTGCTTTCTGTTTGCTGTATTTGTAGGCAATGCCAGCCGCTCTTTCGTATAGATCGTCGTTAAACCAATCATCAATATCAGTTTGACCCTCAGGAACTGATCTGTTATCGTCAGACATTTCCATCTCCTATATGACGTTGCCTATAAAATACAGCTTATCAGAAATTGCTCATCATGCCAGCAAGACCGGTTGCGAAGATATCGCGACGACCTTCAACTGATTTCTGACGCTGTTGACGACCCTTGGAAGCCTCAAGACGCTTTAAAAGCTGTTCAAAGCGATCGATATCAAAAGTTGAAGAAGTATCGTCAGCGCTATTGCTAATCTCGTCAGCACCTAAAAATACTTGGTCGGTCGTTTCTAAAGGATCCATTTATTTAACATGAATAACTGAAATAATTATAACAAAGATTTATTTTAGAAACTAAATGTACCAACAAGGCTAGAGTAAAGATCGCCTTCTTTGCTAATGCGCGTAATTTCTTTAGTGCCTTCCACCTTGATGTTTTGAAGTTCTTTATCAATTTCGCCTTGAAGATTAGTCAAACCAGCACTATATAAATATTGCCGTGATTGACGCATTGATTGTTGGAACTCTTCCAGCTCTGCTGGCGTACCTGTAAAGTCACCAAACTCTGGCATTTTAATTCCAGATTGATCTTTCAGGTCGCCAATAAAGGATGGCATGTACTCCTGACTAAATTTAAATGTGCGTTTGCCAGTCTTCTTGCCTTTTTCATCAACAGTTTGTTTGCCAAACTGAGTGTCATAATAATTATCAAGATAGCTTTGATTAAATTTGTCTTGATACTCTTGGCTCTTAACAAGAGAATCTTTAAAGTCTTGAATATTAGTGTAATAACCCTGACCAAAGCGCTCCATCGCTTTTTCTTTTTCTTCTGCAGTAGGAGCCCTACCTAAAAGCTCTTCATAGGCTGCTGTAACGCCCGTAGAACGTCTACCAGGTTGAACTTCAGTTGCATAAATATTCGCTAAATCTGTACCATAACCAAGAGTTGATCCTGGATCTAAATTATATTGACTGGCGTAACCCCGAAGCTGAGATGCGGCATCTGCATAAGTAATAAGGCCAGAACGCATTTGCGCCTCAAGATTTTGATAAAGCGGGCCAAGATTTTTTGTAGCTGCAGCAGTACGTTCTGCATCAGCAGCCCTACGATCAGCTTGTTCTTGTAAACGTCGATCGTCGTCATCTTGATCTCTCTGCATTTGATATTGCAGAAATTTCTCAAATGACCTGTCTGGTTCAGGCATTTTATAAACAGTTTTGCCGCCGCCACCGCTGCCCATGGGTATTCTCCTTATACAAATAAAGTGCCAACATTTTGTGGGGCAATTCGACCGAACATACCCATCATTTGCCCTTGACGTTGAGCAAGACTTTGTTTTAGTGCCTCACGATTAGCTCGTTGCTCTGCTTCTCTAAATGGAGCACTGGTTCTAAAACCAAACTCCATTTCCATGTCACGTCGTTTCTTTTCACGGAAAGCATCGCCTAGAGGGCCTGCTTGAAGCATTGCTACTTCAAACTGACGACCAATATCTAAATCTTTTTCGCGGCTACCAAAAAGGCCTGACCACATCGTTTGGCCCAAGTTGGCTTTGGCTACATCACGACCAGCTTGTGCTTGAGCATCTGCAGCATACTTAGCTAGAGCAAGTTGCTTATCAGCCGTTCGACGTTGTTCATTAGATGCACTAAGGCCACCAAAAAGACTAGTGCCAATACCAGCAACACCTAGACCTAATGTTAATGGATCCATTCCAAAACCTCCACCTCCTAAATTTGATTTTCCAAATCCAGCAGATCCACCAAGACTAATAGCATCTTTAAAAGAGGATGAATCAGAAAAGCCGTTGCTGAATGGATTACCTAACATGACTTTATTTTACATCTAATTAACTACTAAACCCGTAATTAACGGTAGGAATTCCAACCTGCATTGGTTGAATTTTGGTATACAAAGAGCCCATGTTGGCACCAGCAGTTGCCAAAGTATTAGCAGCTGCAATATCACCAGTAGCAGCAATAGCAGCAGGGATAGTAAAAGCATTCATGATTTGCTTAGGAAGCCCAAAGAGTGCTTTGTACTTACCAGCTTCTGCCATCTGTTTATTTTGGAAATCCCTGGTCATATCCAGGATTCGTTGTTTACGCTCAGGATCAGCAAAAACATTAAGCAATGCCTGAAAATCACTAACGTTAGCAGTTGAATCAGTCTTCGCAGAATCTGAAATTAATTTTGGCATGTTTAAAGCCGTGCCAAAATCAATTCCTCCGCCTGAACCTGCTGCAAAAGGATTGACATTCATTGGATCAACCTCCGTAACGGAACACAGAAGCAGCGTAAGGATTCTCAGCAGTAAGCATTTGGCGAGTCGTTTCACCAGCCTGAGCCTGAGCACCGCCAGCCAGTTGTGCCATGTGCTTCTGTTGGTTCAAGGCGCCAGTGAGTTGACCAAGCTGTTGATTGAGCTGCATCTGGCGCTGCATCTGACGATCACGGTCTTGATTGACAACTGGGCTAAGCGCTTGAGCAATCTCAACTTGACTCATGCCTGCTTTACGAAGGAAATCAATAGTTTCATCAACTTTCATATCACCAACTGACTTGCCTTCACCTAAGCCAGTGCGAGTAGGAGATTCACCACGCTCACGTTGTGATTGTTGGCCGCCAGAAACAAGGCCAGCAATGCCAGATTGTGCTGCGCTACCTAGCATCCCGCCAAGCATACTTCCACCAACTGCACCAACAGGACCAAGGGCACTGCCAAGAACACCACCTAAACCAGCACCAACTGCACCGCCTACATCACCTTGAAGAAGGGAAATACCAGCTCCAACAATAGGAGCCCCTCTGGTAATACCTCTAGAAAGCTGAGGACCATATCTACCAGCAAGTTGAGTAGCTTGTCCTTTGCCTTTGGACAACGCAGCTTGAATAGCTTTTAGATCAACACCATTTAGAAAGTTTTGAAATGCGTTACCACCTGGCAATGGTGATGTGCCTGGGTTACCACCTGGTGCCATCGGGTGAATGTAAGCCATTTTTTTTTCTACGCTTAATTATTTCTTGTACTTTAATTTTATCAGCCTAAATACTCTAAAGTGTCTGGTAATGATTCAGGATTATTGCGAGCAGCCGCAATACCACGATTAATAATATTGCCTACAGTTGCACCTGCTAATGATCCAGCGGCAGTAATTGCAGCAGCGCGACGATTAGAAATGCCAGGCTTGCCGACTACTTGCCTTGCCGTAGCCGCACCACCTGCTAATGCGCCAGCTGCTTGCAAACCAACAGGGAATCCAACAATACGTGCTTCTGGAACACCTTGGATGTTTTCATCAGTTGCTTTAATTAAACCAAGACCAAGAAGTCCTTTGTCTTGATAATAGTTACGCATTACTTTGCTGTAGCGTTCTTTTGTAAGATCCGGAATTTCTTGTTTTGCGGTTTCGTACTTCAAAGGATTACCCTGGCGACCAAGTACAATACGATCAATTAATTCAATACCAGGTTGTGTAGTTTCACGACGATCTTCGGAACCCTTTTCAGAATACTTTTGCGCGTAACCTTTAGGTCTGAATTGCTCACCAGGATTGGTAAGATCAAAAGTACCAGCACTAGCAGCAACAGGAGCAGCAATAGCCAATCCAAGCATCGCCTTTTCAGTTGGATTCGTAACTTCTTTAAGACCTGGAGCAATTTTTTCGGCAATCTTTTCAGCAATAGGCATTGGGTGATTGTATTGCCAATAAAAACGACGCGATGAATCTGAACCAATATCAACTAATGCTCGATTAAGATAAGCCCCTGCCATTTCTGCTGCGTTAGCAGCAGCTTCAATACGTCGAGTTTCAGGTAGCCCCGTCATTGGGTCAAAACTACCTTTAACTTCAACAACTCCCCCTTCACGCATTAAACGATTAAATTCAGGGCCAAACACAGAAGTGCGACTTGTTCCTTGAGGGCCAGCTTGAGCACGCGTAACTGCTTCACCTTTTTGGGAGCCAGTCCTTAAACTACGACCCACGTTCACAACGCGTTCAGGTAAATAGTTTTTGAGAAACTCTTTTGCTTGTTCTTTTGCTTGTTGTAAACGTGACATCAGATTTGACCTCGGGATAAGCCATAGGGATCGATACTGGGATCAGTTGCCATTGGCATCCCTTG